TGTAATATCCCGCAAAAAGTGCCCTGTCTTCGCGCAACTCTATTTCCATGTTAAAACCGATGCGCTCCCAAAACTGCAGGATTTGTACGTGCAACTGTCTCCCCTTTGGTATCTTCGGCGACGTGACCAGGAACGAATCGTCACCCTCGAACGCGCTGTTGAACCACCTGTTGGTCCCGCACACATCCACCCCGTTACGCACCTTCGGATCCAAAAATATCTCCGGCTTGTCGAAAATCGCGCAATGCCAGCACACAAAATTGATCCACCAGTTAAGGATAGATGTGCCGCGGTGTCCACTGCGGCGGATAGCATCGATAGTCGCACGCTTGTAGCTCTCTTCTTTGTCGTAATGAAGCTTCAGCTCTTTCTCAGAGCATATGCCGGAGTGCGCGTCGTTCCACGTCTTAGGCTGGCCGAAGCAAAAGGCGTCCACGAACCCCGCGATGTGATTGATGACCGGGTTTTCGACCAGATCACGAATCTCGGGATTGCATGTCGTGTCCCATGCCTTGCCGTCACCCTCGAATACGGACACCAGTGCCTTCGCGACCTTCCTCGGCACCCTGCACGCCTTCATTACCCTCTTGATGGCTTCCTTCTTGGGCAGACCCTTTATGCCCTTCTCTGGAAAATGTTGGACGATGAGCTTCTCCATGGTGTATATCGTCATCAACGCCATCACTTGCCCACGATCCTCATCTGCGATGAGCATGCGGGGCGCCTTCCCATCTGGCATGGGCTCAACCTTTACGCCAGCCTTCAACTTAAACTCAGGGTCTATCTGCTGGCATAAAGACTCTACCGCCTTGTCGAGGCGGTCTTCGCTCCATTTCTTGGAGCGGCACTCCGCAAGCACGAGCTCGGGGATGAGTTCCATGACCTTCTTCGCCGAAAACGGCGAGCGCTTGTTGCCGTGCATGGCCTCATTCACCATCCTCTTTATCTTAGCCTCGTCTGCGGGCATCGCGGCATACGGACGACATTTCTTCGTTATCCTCTCCTCTATTGCCTTGAGCAAATTGTCGCCGCTGCATGAGTAAACGGTTGGTTCCTCTGATATTGGCGACGCAATGACGCCAACGACCTTCTTCTTCCCGTTTACGTTCCCAAACTTGTCTACATCTCCTGCATCGTTGGGCACCAACCCAACTACTCCTACGCCTGCGTCGCGGTACACCAGTCTCCCATTGACTTCAGCACGCACCTCGGTGTCCACGCCACCCAAGCCGCCGCCTGGATGCTCATTCACATACTCTTCGCCTACTTTCTGGTACCCTAACGCATTCTTATCACTCGCTCTCTTCGGGCCCGTCGACCCTGCACCCGCCGTTGGCGGTACCAACCCAAGAGGTGGTCCTTGCGCCACAACCGCTCCAACAACCGGAGGCAATCCCGGTGGCGGCGCAGGCGGCGC